TGTTCTTACGAACAATCTGATTGTAAAAATGCGACCCTAACATTAGATACTACCTGTAGAATTACCATACTCACCAAATGGATTACCTTCCGTCCAGTCGATAATCTCATCAGCACTATCTTCAATCTCCCTATTCTGGGCGTAGTATGTGCTGCTCGTATTATTTAGAGTGTCATATGACTCAGGACTCCACTTAGCACCAGAAGTTTGTCCAGTAATTACCTCAGCAGTTGTAAAGGTTCCAGTCCTGTTAATGACTTCCAGAGTACGGGTTGTGCTATCCCAGGACTTGACTTCTGCTCGATTGTCTTTTGGTGAATAGTCAATAGTGATAGTAGGCGCAGATGTGTAACCAGAACCGCCGCTGGTAATAAGAATGCCAGTAACAAGACCAGTTGAACTGACCGATGCTGTAGCAGTCGCTCCACTTCCTCCTCCTCCTGAAATAGTAACTGTGGGTGGAATTGCCGAATTGTAATGTAGTCCTGTATCTGTAATGGTGATGCCATCTACGACATTACCATCTGTTGTTGCTGTTGCTTTAGCGAGGAACTCGTCGCCAACAACTTCTTCTCCAACGGTGAAGTTTCCGATTCCACCAGGATCCATAACGAGTTTGATTGAAGATGCGAATTGGAATTCCACGTCATCAATCTCCTCAACTCCAGTATCGAAGACATCGCTACCAATTTCGTAGAGCTCAGCAGTGATGGTGTAGAATTGAATCTTACCAAACTGGAAGAATGGAGATTCTTTCTCTACAAATTTGATCTCGTAAATATCTGTTGTAAGTGGGAAGTATAGAAGATCCCCTTCATTGGGTCTTCCATCAAAAGTAAGAGTAGGATTCTCTGCTGCTACTACCTGATCCCAACGTCTGGTTGATACTCTGAATACAACTTCGTCTGTAATTCTTAGACCGAACTTACTGACAAACTCTGCTCCGTCAGAAAATCCAGAAACGTTCTGTAGAAGCATCTCAATCTGAAACTGCTCCTGATACTTGGAGTATCTTACTTCTTCTAGAGTATTATCTTGTAGCATGGTTCTGGGAAGATAATAGATATCTGTCCCGAACAGTTTGATCTGTTCGTCTACAAGATCTTGATAAAGATTCTGCTCGTCAGAATCTCCCTTGTAATATGTTGGAAAGTAAGGACTAGTAGGCATCTTATCCGATCATATCCATAGGTGGAATAGCATACTTGCTGAGAACTTCGCTTTCGATTTTCTCAATTTCTGCTAGTGCGTCTGTGTATAGTTCTCTGCCGTTGAGGGTAATACCACCAGGCAGTTGAACGTTATTGTATTTGATTAGGTTCTGACCCCACTGCTTCTTCATCAGAGCAGTAGCATACCTTTTGACAAACATATCATTATACATCTCAGTCGCATCATTGGGATCGATCATACGATGACACTCAATCAGGATGTTAGATCCATCCTTGAGAAAGTCTTTATCAAGATCCATATAGAGACGATCACGACGTGCTGTGTATCTGAACTGCTGGAATGATCCATTATTCAGAACCATATCTAAAGTTTCTAGATATTGTTTAGTCATATAATAGTTGAGGATATCAAGTGATCCGAATGCATATAGATCATTCAAGAATAATTGATACTCAACGCCAAATAGATTGGAACGGATTGAGTTGCTGACAAGACCAAATACTCTTGTGATACCAGTTACATGAGATGGAATTGGAATGTAGTTAGTCGCTTCATTCCAATCGGTTGTACCATTACTAGTTGTTACACTAGCAGCAAACCTTGCTTTATCGTCAGCAGTAATTTCGTGGTATAAGTAAGCACGCTCCATGCCATTGTAGCAGTTCTCTTGGAAGAACTGAATGGTATCATCAATAACGTTGTTGACCTGCTCGTCATCGATATTGACTTGCAGTACAGGCTCACCCAACTGCCTCTTACAGTATGTTATAAGATCAGCCCTTGAGTTTGGAGATGCCATTACACACAAAAAATCCCTTCTTACCTATTTAGGAAGAAGGGATTTAGTATTTATTCAGCGGGTGTTTCCTCTGCTGGTTCTTCCTCACCTGCTAAGAGACCGATAGTCTCCAGTCCGCCAATGAGTTTTAGTTTGTATTCTTTTGCTTTGTCTAGATTTTTTTCTAGTTCTGCAATTTGCTTGTCTGTATCAGCAATTTGTCTTTCAAAATTTTCTTTTAGTTTTGCTGGGTCCATTGCCATTTTTATCACCTGAGAATAGTGTGTGTATTATTTAGTGGGTAAAATTGTCATCATATTTGAAGCATGTGACAGTGGAGTTGTGATAGTAAAATCAAACGCCATAGACCATCTTTCAAATTGTGTCATATTTGTACCAACACTATGTTTTAAATGTGATGGGAACAAATATATGTCACCCTTTCTGGGAATGTAAGTAATCTTTTTGCTGTTAAAAGAATTGTACTGATCGAAATGTAAGTTAAAGAACTCTGTAAATGGATAGAAGGAGTGATCGACAAATGTCAATGCTCCTGCATTTTCTGCTGGTTCTGGAATATCAATATAGAATATGCCACTTACCAAAGCATGGCAATGTGCGTGTTCGAAAGTAATATCTCCAGGATCATGCTTATTAACCCATGCACCATTGCAGGCATAAGTATATCTTTTGTCTGCATGAAAGATCCAATCCATGTATCCTTTTACATGCTTTCCTATTTCTTCAATTAAAAGAGTGTACTTTTCTTTGTGTTCTACTCTAAGAAAATATCCATTATCGGAAGGACTTCTTACAACTGGTTCGGATTTTAAATCCAAATACACAGAGTCTGGTACACTTAGAGTTGATTTGTAAATTGGAGTAGCAAATGGCGAATCAATATTATAATCTACCATTTACCAAGGGGGCATGACATATGTTTAAATTTAGTTTTGATAGGCATAAAGCACATGCATTTTTTGCATTGCTTTGAGGGTTTGATGAATTTGTCGCAGGACTTACAGATATCCATTCTATCTGCTCTAACGTCCTCGTCAACCATAAATCCCTCTTCAAAAGGATTGGGAAGCATAAAATTTACTCACTCAACCATGTCATTTTAACATATCCAGCACCACCATATCCACCTTCACTGCCAGTGTTACCACCTGCAGTAGCAGAAGTGTTTCCAGTAGAAGCGTTATATGATCCACCACCTCCACCGTGTGTGCTATATGAAGACCACTGACCTGCAGTACAACCGCCAGTGTATCCGCCCCCGCCACCAGGACCAGAGAGTTGACCTCCGCCACCTCCTCCAAATCCACCAGAGTTTGCAAGACCACCTGTTGTATAACAAGTGTTTCCTGTTCCTCCTTTCAATCCGTTAACAAATCCTTTTCCGCCAACTGCAGTAGCACAGTGAGTGCCACCATTAGCACCATCACTTAGATATCCACCACCAGCAGCGCCATAGTGAGTACCACCAGCAGCATTTCCTCCTTCTCCTACAGATGGAGCTGATACAGTTGTATAACAAGTAAAACCTTGAACGCCCTGGGTAATTTGTCCTCTAGCAATAGTAACGTCTCTAGTGCATGAAGTTCCCCATGTGTTACCAGCAGAACCACCTGCTGCACCAGCACACATCAATAGAGTTTCATTTGTTTCATCATAAATCCAAGTTGCTCCACCACCACCTGCTTCATTGCCGTGTGGAGATGAATAATCTCCACCACCAGATCCAACAGCAAATGAAATTCTGGTATCTTTTGTGATGTAGAATTCGCCAGAAATTTTTGCACCGTAAATATCAGTTAATCCTCTGTTCTGACATTTACCACCTCTCGCGCCACCAACTTCAAACTCATAGAGACCATCTTTCGGCATAGCAACTGTTTGAAATCCTTCTCTCGCCTGATAAAAGAATCTAATATTACTAGCTGCTGGAGTTTGGAATACGTATGAATTTTGTATGTCCGATAATCCAGGACCTTGGTTATCTCCCTTATCTACAATGGGTTTGAAGGTGAATTCATTGTCGTCTCCAAGACTCCAAAGATCGTTACCAGTACCAATATTAGTTACCGCCCAGTTGTCAAATGGACCTCTAATTTGTAGATAATTAATATCAGAATTATATACAATCATTCCTGCTTCTAAATCAGTCAGAGCATCAATCTCTGCCTGGGATAAAACTGGAAATTTAAGAGGACCAGTTAGATTAACTGTTTCTACTGTAATCGAAGACATTTTGTATCAAGCTTAGTTTACTGGTTTTTAGTATTTAGGAACTTCGACGGTATCATTACCATCATTTACTCTATCGGGAAGTTCTAGTGCCAACCTAGGATCTGGTTCATCTACAATCAGGATCCAACGCTTTCCTGCTTCGTCCCACTCAACACCATCCTGTACTCTATCATCTGCATAATAATTATCTGGCAGCGGAATAGGAGCAAACCATTCCATTCCATTCCACATCCATGATGGATATGGTTGTTGTGGCATTGGAACAGTAACATCTTCTCTGTGTAGAGTATCGATAGAAGACTCAGAAGATGTAAATTCGAATACATAATCATCGAATACATCTACCATGAAATCATAATTTTCTAAAATTTGATTACCGCCATTGGTTTTATATTCTTTTTTACCAATAGGGTATCTTCTCTTCAGAAGTAGATCACCAGATTCTTTATTGGTAATCTTAATCCCAAAAGAAAGTTTATTGAAGTTAATCTCATTCATTCCTTCACGAACGAAACCAATAGAAATTGTCAATTCTCTAACGGGTTTCATATCTTTTCTAACTTCCCACTTGCCTGTGGTTAAGTTATGAATAGCAACAATTCTACTTCTTTCCATGATTGTATCCTAGTGTTTATTTACGCTACTACAGTAACTTCGGTCCATTCAACCCCATCATAAAACTCCCATGCACCAGCGCCGCTTTGAAGATCTGTATTCCAAATCATCACACCTTTTTTTGTCTGATCGGGACTAGTATTTCCGTATGGGAGTGCGTCTCTAGCAGCAGTGTCATATAGAGTTGTTTTCAAAGCCCTTGTAATTTCAATGCTAGCGCAATTTAATTGAGATCCTACAGACATTGTATTTACAAACAGATATAGTTATTTATAGTTTACAAAATAGTCCAACTGGAGTTATCACCGAACACAATGTTTACACCTTGTTTCACGGTAATCGGACCAGTTGATACGTTTTTACTATTAGCATCGATGTTAACATCATACTCAATCTCAGTATTATATGCTCTAATAATGCCCTGTGAGTCTTGATACTGCTTGACACCACCAATATATGTAGCACCAGTAACGTTGAAATCACCTTCAACATCGAGAGCATAACCAGGATCTTTATCAGTAGTGAATCCAATACCAACTCTGGATGCTCTGTAGATGTCATCACCATTAGGAGATTCGGTCCATCTGGATGTTACGAATGGTGCGTTGTTCTGGAACAACTGACCGTTGACATTCAAGTCGCCATTGATGTTGGCAACATAGAGTCTTATAGTAGAATCCTCTGGATCAACACCTTGGAAAGCATTGGTGTTAACTGCCATTCTATGAACGTCAACATTAGATAGATTTCCTTCACCATCATCAACTTGTACCACATCTACAGTCAGAGCCAGGGCTGGAATTGTTGGATTCCAATCAACACCACCAGCACTTGCGGATGCGCGAATAGCAAATACGTTATCATCTAAGAGATTATTTCCAACTTCAAAGTTTCTGAATCCAGAAGAACCTAGGAAGTACAATGGAGCACCACCATTATCATCCTTATGACCTATTGTAAGAGAATCTTTGATTCTCGTATCGCCTGTAACATCTAGTTCATAGGCATCATTTGGTGTCATATTGACACCGACTTTACCGTTGCCAGTAATTGTTAGAGCATCAGAGAAGTTCTTTGTGCTGAAGTGCATTGCAACAGCAGTTGTCAAACCATTATATAATTGATTGAAGTAAATATCACCAACACTATTATCGTAGTGAAGTTCAAATCCTTCTGTAGTTGCATTGCCATCTTGACCCAAGAGTCTTAATCTTGCATCATTGCCATCATTTTGAGAGTAAATATCGACGATTACATCTTGTGCTGCGTTGTCGGTAATTGTTAGTTTAACTCCAGAAGGAGCAGCAGCTGCACCAATAGCAACAGAATCGTTGCTAGCATCAACAAAGAATGTATTTGTGTTGACAGTAAAGTCAGTTCCAACTGTTGCATCTGCTAGTAGATTTGCTGTTCCACCAACACTCAAAGTTGCTGTACCGCTAATGGTGAGATTACCAGTCATGGTATCGCCACCCTTGAGAACGTTCAGGTTAGCAGCACCATTGATAACTGCACCATTTGCAGTGTCAAGAGTAATAGTTCCGCAAGAGAACTCTCCGTTTTCACCACGAAGAACAGCAGTTTCTGCAACATTCAGAGTTTGGAACTGAATGTTACCTGCGTTCCAGATTTTATTACCATTAATAGAGAATCCATCAACAGTCTGTACCTGAGCGTTTAGAGTACCAGAACCAGCGGTAGCGTTACCACCCTGTGCGACAAGAGCAACGTTATAAGTTGCTGCAAGAGCAGAACTGTTAAAGTAGATACCAGGTGAAGATGCCTGTCCGTCTTTTCTGCCAAGTCTTAGGTTACCTGTACCGCCATCACTTTCGAGTGTAGCAACGTTAATTGTGTTGCCTTCATCAATGGTGAAGTCTTGGAATTCTTTTCTGTCAGTTGCAGAACCGATAGTTAGAGCACCTACGAAGTCACCAGTTGTGAGTCTACCAATGATAATTGTGTAGTCATTGGAGTTATCAACGGTATCGTTATTGACGATGATGTTGTCAATCTCGATTGTACCAGTACCCTGTCCCTGTGCGTTGTAGAGGTTTACTGCCTCACCAGGAACAAATGGTGAAGATGCAAGAACTAGACCAGAAACATAGATCTTATATCTTCTATCGCCAGGGAAGTATCTGATTTCAATTTGATCTTGGAACGCAGTATCATCAATAAAGTCTGGTAGTCTATTATCGGAAATAGTTCCGTAGTTAATATTGAGAGCGTTTTGATACCAAGATCCTTGCTTGTTATCAAGTTTGTCTGCATCAAGTCCCGAATCAATACCATCATTGAGTGCGGACCAGATTTTACCCCATGAACCGAATGATGTAACACCAGTTCCCGAACCACGGATATACAGGTTATCGTTATCGGTAAATGCAAGTTGTCTTACACCACCGAATGAGGTATCGAAACTAGTACCACCTGCTCTGAAGGTAAGAACCATGTTCTTGGTTCCACCATCATTGAGTAGGTTTGCACTGTTATTAATCGTGTTAGCAACAACACCACCAACGAAGTTATCTGGAGTTGGGCTGGAAGTTGGGTTGTTAGTACCAGATGCCAGTCTCAATGTGTTACCAGACTGGTTAGCAATACTGATGTTGTATGTACCAGAGAGGCGATCCTCATTCAATCTACCAGAACTGATGTTGGTAGCGTTGAGGTAGTAAGAACCTTGCTGACCGTCGAGAAGGTCAGCATCAAGACCAGAGTCGGCACCAACATTCAGTTCGACGGATCCGTTACCAGATACACCAATATTGAACTGAGATTTCTTGAATCTTGCAACACCAATAGTACCAAATAGGTCTGTTGAAATTGTTTGATCCGAAACTCTTTGGATGTCAACCGCAACGTTTGCATACTGTCTATTGACTGTACTTACTTTAGCAAGTAAGACTAGACCAGAACCAGCACCAATTTCTGTTGGTGGGGTTGAGATTGTAAAGTCTCCATCATATCCAGAACCAGAGGAAGTAATGGTGATTTCAGTGATTGAACCATTAGCAACTACTAAGTTGCACTTAAGTCCATTGCCAGTACCACCAACTAGATCAACATCAAAGTATTGACCGTTTGTAAATCCAGTACCACCATTTGAAAGAATTACGGAATCAACAAAATTACCTTGGGTAAATGTTGACTCAAAGATCATTGGAGATGATCCTCTTTCAAATTCTAGAATTGTTCCGCTTGGAATTGTTGCAGTTACTGGGTTGTTGATAGAAACTGTAGTTTCACCATCTACTGTCAGAACACCAGTGATGTTAGTATTTGGTTGAATACCAACAATGTTGTTGAGTACCTCGTGACCGATTAGTGCATCTGCTAAAGTATTGAAGAGAAGTTCTGAAGATCCAGTATTGACTTGACTAATTAACTGTGCGAAGTATCTTGTCTCTGCTCCCTTGATAGATTGAACTGCTAAAGCCCAACTTGAATCACCTCTTAAGAAGGTGTATGAGTTTGCAGCTCCAGTCTGAGCGAGCACATCTGTACTGATAGGACCGCCAGTAATAGAAACACCATCAACAACGTTGCTCGATAGAGATACCCAGTTAGCATTATTAAATGAAGATGTGTTGACTGCTCTGTTGACATTAATATCAACAGAAGGAACATCGCTACTTTCAAATTGATCTGTATCTTCGATCTTAATTCTGTTAACGATATTACCGTATAGTCTGCTTTCAATAAATGCATTTGCGGTTGCTTGAGAACCACCACCTTGAGGAGCATCAATAGTTACAATTGGTTGTGTGGTATAATTTAAACCACCGACGTACCCATTGAACTTAACGAGTTCAATAAGAACAACTTCACCATTAGCAACGGTTGCTTGTGCTTTTGCCTCAACAGATCCAGATGTAGGGTTACCACCAGAGATAGTAACAGTTGGTGGCGATGCTTGTAGATAGTTTGTACCACCACTAGTCAACTGAATACTGTATACAACACCCTGTCTGTATTCAGTTGCTTGAATACGACCACCAGAGATGCTACCAGTGAAGATATCACCAATAGTAAAGGATAATGTTGGATCAACATTAAACGATACATACTGACTATCTAAATCATTGTTTAGAATATATGATGTGGATGTATCTTGTTCGATGGCAATGTCACCAGCGAGTGCTCCTTCAATCTCTAGTCTTGCATCTTCATCGGCAACAGTGTAGACTTCAAATGGTCTGAGTGCTGGAATCTGGTCTACAGAAATCTTACCAGAGTCTGTAAGTTGAACCAGCGCCTGAGGAACAGCGTTAGTTGAATATGGTTTGTTGATGTATGGACCAAGGTTGTTAGTGATATAATCTCTAACTGCCTTTTGAGTTGGGATCTTGCTGTTAGATGAGTTAGCACCGCCAAGAGTGTTAGATGCGTCGAAACCAGTAACAACAACGTCTCCACCTTTCAGTTTCAAGAATTCAACTTCCGAAATGGTAACAGTACCCGTGAAGGTAATAGCACCAGTTCTGTTCTCGATCTTAGCAAATGTACCAACCTTGAAGTCACCAAGTTCGTCAGTACCAGAGACATATACACGACCATAGAGTTCGGAAACCTGTTCGTATGCTTCAATCTTAGTACCACCGTTCTCAGGTAGTGCAAGATAGTTAGTACCAGAACCTGCAAATTCCCAAGTATGTGAAGAGGAGTTAACGATAGAAGGTCTGTGTAGTCTGATTGTCGCTCCAACAGGAGGAGCACCTTCTTCCAAACCAGAAATTAGATTTGTTAAGTTGACTGGTTCTCCAGTGCCATTATCAATCGTTAGATCTGCCGTGAAAGGAGGACCTACAGTAACTCCACTTACAGCATCTACGAAGAACTCAATTTCAGGATCTGTATTTTTATATCCGTCAAACTTACAGATATAGTGCTCTAGGGGCTCTCTTCCAAGTCCACTAACACGTAGAATAGTTCTACCAGTTGGAGTTGCAGATACGTTTGAAATAGTACCAACGTCAAACGAATATGCCTCTCTTCTAAATCCAATAGCGCGGAGAGCAAATGTACCGAAGTTTGTAGCAGAGTTGGTAATAGAACAATAACCACCAGTATCTGCTAGGACACCATCTTCACAGAAGATAACAAAGACCGAAACCAGCTGGGTATAACCATCTTCGACAACCTTGTATCCTGTACCACCAAAGGAAACGATAGTGAATGCCGAGGCAACCATCGACTTACCCTGATTAGGATAAGAAGCAGTTCCGTCTAGTTCTAGACCAGGGAAAGGACAGTTGGGTTGCTTGACCTTGGAACCATCAACCAGAGCACCGCTACCACCTAAGAAGGAGATAACAGAAGAGTTCTGGGTGTATGGCGATGCTTCAATGATTGGGTAGTCATCATAGATACCACGAATCGCCATTCTCTGGTTATTCTGGTCGTAAATAAAGTTATCTGGATATGTGATAATCTCGGTATTATCCCAAAGAGTACCAGTATTTTTTACTGTTTCTCCTGGTGCAATAGAAGTTTGTGATTGAGGATCTGCTGCATACTCTAGAATTCCGTCTAAAATTCCAAACTCGGTATCAATAGTTGCTTCTACGTTAGCGCAAATAGGAGCAGAAGGATAGAGAAGAATATTCCAATCTTCAAACTTAGGAATTGGAGTAGTTGTTGCTACAGGATCATAGATTAGAATAGTACCGTTTGTAAGAGACTCAACGTATGTGTGAGATACACCAGCGGCACTTCCTGCATCACCAACATTTAGACTTACAGTTGTAACACCACTAGATGAAACTACATTAGTAACTTCTAAACTCTTACCATAGTTTCTGTCTGTTGGAGTTGGAGACGCGAGATTTCCACCGCCATTTGAAGAGCAGTTGAATGTGAGAGCCCCTTCTTTGAAAGCGACTCTACCTGATGATGGGAATGCCTGTGCGGGATCTGCAAAGGAGATTGATAAAGCACCAGTTGAAGAATCATAAGTTGCAAATGAAGGAGTTACGGCAATGCTATTACCACCACTCCAGTTTCTCATTGCAGCTTTTGCATAGAGTTCTACTCTTTCATACGCATAACGAGTTTCCTCTAGTTTATCTGCCTCAATACCAGTAAGTTGTAGACCTGTGTAATATGCTTCTGCATTTGTTACAATACCTGAGTTTCCACCAAGAGCAAGGTCTCTGATTAGACCTCCAAGAATAAAGTTGATATCACGACGACACTTTCTCTCGTTGAGATCACTTAGATTGAGTGAAGGATATAGTGATTGGGTATCTAGGAATGCCTGATCTGCAATGACATCTCTATTTCTTGCAATTAGATATGCAGCATCTAGATATGTTCCATTAGTATTATTAGCAACAACATCAATGAAGAGATATGTCAGAGTGTCAATAGCAGCTCTTACATCATTGCAAGCATATCCGCTATTGTTTACTGTTCCATCCGCATTCAATAATGCGGTGCTTGTGATTATTGTTGGATCAAAGTATCTTGGGACAGAAGAATATTCAGGAACATAAACTGGATCTGATGGAGTACCATACTTGGTTCTCCAGTTTCTCATTGCATAAGTTGCTAGAGTTCTAGCATACTCCATTGCACGAACTGTCTGAATAATCTCATTTTCTACATAATCAATCTTTGCACCGACAACGTACTTTTGACCTGCCTCAATAACATTATGGTTAGTTCCGAATTCAAGGTCTCTGCAGAGAGCATTGAGGAAGTGTACGATGTCTTGCTTACATTGTTCGTCACTGACAGGAATATTAAAACTTGGATATACTTTAGTTCCATTAGAACATTCAACTTCCAGACCAGCAATTTTTACAATCTGATCTTCGGAAATTGTTGCAATTGGATTTACTGTGCTAACAGTGGCAACTCCAGTTACAGCAGTGTCATAGTTGAAATCGTTTACAGTGTAATCAACACCATTATACGTTACCGTTCCACCAGTAATATATGTGTGCTCGAACCTAGATGGACCGAGGTAGATATCAAAGGTAGAACCACCAACTTGGATTGCATTGGCAATTGATCTCTTAAACGTATGAGCTGATTGTGGTAGATGCTTAACTGCTCCAGTTGTAGCGCCAGCAAATGTGTGTGCTGCTCTAGGCTCATGCTTGATAGCATTGATATTTTCGTCGCCTGGTACAAATGTATGAACGGAAGTATCGGATGATGTTCCAACATTAATAGTAAATGTTCCATCCTGTCTCTTCAATCCATTGGTGGTTGCGGAAACAAAACTATGTGTTGATAGATCAGTTGAAGCTCCAACGTTAACGTCAAATGTATTCGATGTTACGTTGCTAATCTTTAACCATCTGCCACTTGCATAGTCATATGATCTTGGATATGTATGCTGAGTAGCATTTCCATCTAGATCACATGTGAAAGTAATACTATTATCTTCTAGTAAGATGTAATCATTTTGTGTAAATCCGTGACTGGTAATACCAATAGTCGCTACTCCAGTAGAAGGATTATATGATGCTGATTCTACTGTGTGAGAATTACTACCAACAGCAGTAATTTCGATAGACTTACCTGCATATGGATCAATTCCTGGTCTTGGATATGTGTGCTCTGTTGCGTTACCATCTTTAGCACATGTAAAAGTAAACGAATTGTCGTTCAGAACAACACTTCTACCAACACCAAGACCATGCTGACCGACAGTAACAGTCAAGTCACCTGTGGAAGGATTGTAGGTAGCATCAGTAGGAGTGAAGTATTCATTCTCTTTGGATGCACCAATGTTAACAGTAATTTCAGTTTCAGTTACTGCAGTAATTTTAGTTGACTTACCTGCATATGGATCGATTCCTGGACGTGGATATGTCTTGACGGAATCATTTCCGTCCATCGTACAAGTAAAACTAATGGAGTTATCTGCAAATACAATACCTTCACCAACACTCAGGGTGTGTGATCCAATGTTTAGAGTGATATCCCCTGTTGATGGATTATAGGAAGCAGCAGAAGGAGTAAATTCTTGGTTAGCTCCAGATGCTCCAACATTAACAGTAAACGTATTTGTTGTTACTGCATCGACATTTAGAGTTCTGTTGCTAGCATAGTGATGACTTTCTGGTGTTGCATGTTCGGTTTTATTACCGTCCATGGCGCAGGTGAAGATGATAGACTCATCTTGAATTCTGATTCCATCACCTATTTGCAATCCATGGTTTGCGACAGTAAATACTGCCTCACCAGTTGCTGGATCGTAAGTTGCATCAGTTGGGGTAAATTGCTGTGCTGGTGTACCACCAATGTTGTATACAGCAAAATACTCTTTCTTAAATTGATCGTTGATCTTTCCTACAACTTCATCTGCAATGAAGTCTCTGTTGTTACGGATAAACGTAACAGCGTCCTGGAATCTTCTTTCAACAGGAGTTGCTAGTGGGAAAGTGTTTGGAGAGTTTAGTAGTGTTAGAGTAACAGACTTTGTGTATGATCTAACAGTTGCGTTTTGTCCTGGATCGAAGTGTGAGTATGACTCATCACCTGGATCTACTGCATATGCAGGGAATTTTTTGGGAATGACAAATCTTCTGGAACGACCGTCAGCGTCCTCAAGAATCTTGTAAATTCTTTGATAACCGTTTAGAGCAGAACAATCGATTGGGAATGTTGGTAGACCTTCAATGAAAATTTCTTGTCCTTCTCTGAAGTCATGGATATTAGTTCTACCGACCAGTTCATTAGTATAAAGTACAATACCACCAAGATCCTCAGCACTACCAAACTGTGATTCTTGGAAACCACCCGTAGCAATACTTGGATCGCCTTGTAGGGTAAAATCAATACGCTGAATAGGTAGTGAGGAGCTGTAGTTATCATCAACAGAAACAACCTCACCTTCTGCTCTAATTGATTTTAGAGCAGTGGTATCAATTTGGTTCTGTACGATTGTTGCTTCTGAAATATCAATCGATACTGCTACTTCACTGTCCCACTCTGGAGCTCCTAAAATAGGTACAACAGTGATGTCCCAATATGCTGGAGACTCATCATCATTGATTCCAGCAACTTCATAGAAACCTTCCGTGAAGTTTGCATCATTAGTATCATCTAGGTGAATATAAGTTCCTGGTGGAATAATTGCATCAGGATCATCTGTTGTACGGAAGATATTTTTACCTGCCGTTTGTGTAATAGTGAGGGTAATTGGATTACCTTTTGTACCAGTAATAATATATCTGTAACTCTCACCCTCTAGGAAAGAACCACTAGTCAATGTAACGTCGAGAGTACCAGTCAGATATGCATCTGCTCCAAAGGTAGTATCAAAGTTAACATCAATAATAGTTGCTCTCGAACCAGTGTTTAGACCGACAACTTCTAAACCTGCTTGTAAATTAGCACCACCTGTATTTTCTTGGAAGTCAACACGGAATTGATCTGGTCCAAAAATCTGATGACCGACTGGGAAGAAAGTGCCAAAATCTCCATTTGCTTGAGAGTCTACTAGAATTCTTTGCTTATCGTCAAAGACCATAGCAAAGTCCCAAGTGGCGACTGCATCTCCAACAGAGTCAACCTGATCTCGGTACGTAACACCAATGATATAGTTCTTATCACCGAACTTCATGATGTGTTTGTTAGGATTCGCTGGTCTAATAATTACCAGACGAAGGTTATCACCAACGATTGATGCATCAGGTGGAATAGAGATTGGGTTATCTTCTACGTAATCACCACCAGAAACGATAATTGTTTCTTTAACACCAGGAGTAGTCCATGCCAACTGACATGCTTTCTTAATTGTTCTGACTGGGTTTACAGCAGAACGACCGTCGTTCTCGTCGTTACCAATCTGCTGTGAAACGTAAATACGACCACCAACGTCATTCGTTGCTAGGTTAAGGACGTATTCTGTAGTTGCAATTTTATCTGATCGATCACCTAGCAGAGGAGTGATAGATCTTGGATAGACACCTGCAGATCCAGTTTGGTTATATCCAAATGCATTTTCGTCTTCTACACGGAAACCAATATGCTTAAATTGAACTTCTCCGTTGAGTTCAATTCCATCAGTATGTGTAGGAGCCTCACTTCCAGTTTGTCCTGTATTCAGTGCTTGATAAACATTAGCACCAAAGTATCTGTAGGTATTTTTCTGTAGAATAACATTGGAATCCCAAATAGTTCCAGTATTATTGACAAAAGTTTTAAGATTTGGACCTCTGAGAACTAGGTCAGGAGTAACGAAGTTATCAATATCAAGGTTTAGAACTCTTGCCGTATCTGAAATGATTGACGTTGACGTTCTAATAGCACCGTTGATATCAAGTTCAAAATCAACAGTATCAAGGGCACTTTCAGCGGCAGCACCAAATCCATTATCGCTCGTGAAAGTAATTACAGGTGCTTGTGTATATCCACTTCCAGGCTCGTTAATAGCAACGTTAACGACTCGTCCATTAAAGATAAAAGCAGTAGCAAGAGCTCTAACTCCACCAGGAGTTGTTGGAGGAGCAATAGAAACAGCAGGAGCAATAGTATATCCAGATCCACCAGCAGTGATTGTAATGCTGTTGACTCTTTGTCCTGTTCTATTAATACCAACACGAGGCAATCCAGTAGTCTCGTCCAGTAGAGTTCTTAGAATCTCTCGTTCACTAGAACCAGTACCACCTCTAATTGATAGTTCATTATCCCCGATTAATTGAGGAGCAACGCCTCTAATTCTCTCTTTATCGGAATTGATATTAAAACTCATGGTGCTTGCCTAGCTCCCGCCGTTATTTCCTCTGATATATTTAGCATCAAGCCCACTCGATGCTTACGACTTCCGTTGCAGCAACCCACTTAATTTGGTTTGTAGTACCTGCAATATTTGTCGTGTAACTAAATTGATTTACTGATGACAATGGTGCGATAGTCCAAGTCTGACCTGTAGGAACATCGTCTTTGATAACCGTTGTCATTGTGGATAGTACTGTTGTTGCACCTGCTCCAGTTGCTAAAACTGCAGTTTCTAATTTTAAAGAATATACATTACCAAGAGGATCAGCACCAACAATTGTTCCCGTAATAAAATTAAGAGTGTTTTTTGTAATTGGTATTTGTGATCCTACATTGTCGATAGATAAAATAGCAGTACCAGAACCCCTACAGATAAATCTGTGAATGTAACTATCTGTAAAATGAGAATTTTTAATTTCCAAAGAGTTTAAATCTTTGGCATTTCTCTTTTCATCAACCACCGTGGTCTTTGCGATGGAAAATCCACCCACAGAATCAAACTTATCTCTAGTTGTTGCCATGTTTATTTCTTAGTAATGTGTGAAACAATGGTTAGGTTTACAGTCTGTGTGTTTCCTACAGTAGCCCCTACTGTGATATTTAGTCTTACCACTCCAGCCGTGAGTTCGAATGTTGGGGTGAATAACGCTCCATTGGTTTGGATGTTACCATATTCAGTAAAGAATACATCTGCACCATCATCTGTAACACCAAACTCAATAAACTCTTTTTCATTGTCAGATGTATTTTCTGCAATCAATACAATCTTTGCTCCTTTGTTTGAAGCAGTTTCGTAAATATTGAATACCGCACTATCAACAGTTCCTTTGGTGAGAACAACATCTGCAGTCTTGACTCTAAGATCAGTAGTTTCAAAGACTTTTAAGTCTGCATCAAACAACTTAATATTCGATGGAGTTCCTGTTCCAAATGCAGTATTAAAGAATAGGTCACCATCATTAGATAGCGTTAGAACTGGATCTACATTAATACCACCAGAAAGACCAATCTTAAAATATTGCTTGGAAGTGTGTAAGAAAGTTGTATCCGCTGTAGTGTTGTCTAATGTTGTTGCAGCATTATCTAGAGTTAATAGTGATGCCGTTAATTCAAATTCATCGCTGACTACAGATCTTACAACATCAATGTTTTCAAATGATAGTTGATTTTTGCTTAGCGTTAATGTTAAGACGTTCTCATTGAAGAAGGTCAAAGTATCTTCATCAGTACCAGCAGAGGACTCTGCTTTAATTTGAGTATCCTGGTCTACGTCTTTTACACCACCAAGAGAACCCCAGTTAGTTCCGTCGTATCCTTCAAACTGACTTGCAGATGTATTAAATCTCAAGGAACCTCGGATTGCACTACCTCTTTGGTTTACGTCACCAACAGGAACTGCAATACTAGTTGTTGCATCAATTTTAACTTTCTTACCAGTAAGTGGTTTGATTACTACATCATTGATGTCCGTGCTGATAACATTGTTTTTTAATCTAAGATCACCACCAATGATGAGTGGGATATCTCCAAATGGACCAATTCTTATTTGAGATACTTCATCAATTACAATCTCGCCTACAGCAAGTTGAATCCATTTTAGAGTTGCAGTACCGTTAGTAAAGTTATTGCCCGAAGTATCAACTGGTGGGTTGCCACTAGTTCCAGTAGTACCAGACAAGGTTACTTCATATACATTGTTTCTGTATCTTAAGTAGTTTCCAGTAAATACCGCTAGGTTTGCAACCCAATTGGTATAAGTAACTCCTACAGTATTTGATGATTTAATTGTCTTGGCAGTATCAAGAATTATGTTATTCTTTGTGTTTCTAAATGCTAGAATATCATCATTATAATAATAAAGTGTATTATCATTAGCACCAGGATTTGCTTCTGCTTTGATGTAGGTATTACCATCTAGGTCTCTTACACCACCAAGAGAAGACCACACACCAGCTCCAGAAATATCGCTATAACCTTCATACTGATTGGAGTCAGTATTAAATCTGATTGCTCCATTTTCTGCATAAACTGTAGGTCTTTGACTATCCGTTCCTTTTGGAATGACAATTCCAGTCGGAGCATCAATTTTAAATAGTCTATCAGAATATGGTTGAACTACTACGTTATCATTTGATGTAGTAGAGATAACGTTATTTTTGATTTGGAGTCTATCGTTAGAATTAAATCTATCGATAACTTTGATTTCTCCCTGAGAAAGAATGTTACCACTAGAACCAGTAATAACTGCTTTATCTGTGATATTGATGTTGCCAGTAAAATTGGCATTAATAGTTTGAATGCTGAGTCCACCGCCAGCATCTCTTAATTGTGGAGTTCTTAGATAAGTGCTACCCTCAACAAAAGGAGATTTTACTAAATTAGTTCCAGTATAATCAGTGCTATTGATTTCTGGTGCATTTAGAATAGATGCTGTGATTGTACCAGTTTCTACATCTACATAAAAACTATCTTCTGTATTAATAGAAGCAGCCACAAAGGTAGCGCCAGAACCATAAGTTCTTGTAGCACCTTGATCTACCGTAAGTGCTACCTCATCACCATCAAAACCACCCTCATTTTCATGAGTTCCTTCCAGACGACAATAGTAATACAGAGGGTTTGGAGTTGATGAAGTGACGTTAATTGTTACAAAACTAGAATCTCTAGTTACTCCATTTGTATATTCAACACCACGGAATTCTAGATCTGTGGTTCCACTTACAAGAGCATTCTGACTAATCTCTAGTGTAGTTCCATCTACAACAGCAGTAACGGTGGTGTTATTAACAACACCTTGTCCCGATACTACTGTGATTACCATGTCTGCTGAAATAGAAGACGTGTCGTCAACAGTAATTTGATTTGATCCAGCAGTAATAGTTGCAGTTTTTGTTACTCTACTTGGACTCCATGGACCATCTGGGAATTTACTAAGAGCAAATTCATGGTTCTGGTTAGAACTATCTGCAATGTCAAACACATATGAACTACCAGCTTCTAAAGTGATTGATGGTTCAA